TTATACCTCATGACTTTTATTAATGGCCAGTCTAAGCTTATCCAGTTTATATACATTTATTACTTTTGTATTAGTGAGGTCATTAATATATCCATTTTTCAATTTGACAAAATATCCATCTTCTTTTGAGTAGCTAGCAAATTCTATCATATGTCTATATTTTTTTGGTATTTGCCACTTATCTAGTAGAGCAGTGTTCACCTCGTCAGATATATCTGGTTTGGATAGTATGACCGATTTATCGTCTTGTATATCACTTGCTATAAGTGTTCTGATATATTCGTTGACTGATATGTTAAGGCTACTACACACAGACGATAGGACTTTTTTTTGACCTTTTGGTAGTAGAATCTCAAGCCTATCATAGTTGTTTTTTCTATGGTCATCTATATATTTACTCCTATTCATATTTCCTCCTAGATCTTATTGATTGCTTCTAACTTTACACTCATGTCTATGTCTGTATAGACTATCTCTGTGACATCCTTCCCTTGATGCCCTACAATTTGCTTGATTATCCTATCATCTACACCAGCCTCAGTTAGCTTGGAGATAGTTGTGTATCTTGCGCAGTGAGGTGTGTGTTTAATTTCCAAGGCTGCCATTATTTTCTTCCAGTGGGTACTGTAAAATTTATCATAGGTCATTTTTTTGCCATCAGGGGTGCATATCAGATATTCTGACTCTCTTGCCATCCAATATTCAAAGAAAGGTAGAACCTTGTCCGGAATTGGTACGTACCTGATACCTGCTTGAGTCTTAGACTTGGGAATGAAATACCATTTTTCTTTTAGGTTTACATTTTCCTTTTTTACATCAAGTAACTCACTTACTCTCGGGCCTGTATAAAGCAGCATGAGGACCACAGAATAGTAGATGTCATTATCCTTGACTTTCCAAACCTTCCTAATCTCAGTGTCGCTAAATCTAGACCTTTTAAAGACATTTGGATTGCCTGGTTTTGATATATCTAAATATTTAATTTTTTGTCGCTTTTCCACTGGCACTATGTCATGTATGACAGCATAGTCATACATGAGTCCTAGCATGATCTTTAGCTTTTTGAGTGAAGGTGTATTCTTACCGGAAGTATCTACAACCTTTTGTAGGTGATCAAGACGAATTTCAGCAAAAGACATATCTTTGATAGTACTACAAAGTTTATAGGCGGCCTTATATCCATTTATATTAGATTGGGATATATTATCAAAGTGGATATTAGACCATCTATCATAAACACCTTCAAATGTAAGTGACCTTGTCCCAATATCATATGGACTTTCGTTGTAGTTAGCTAGGGCCTGCATAGCCTCACTCCTGGTTGTGTAGTAGCCTACAAACTCATAGATAGGCTTGGTTTTTCCTGTGTCTTTATTAAAGTCCCAGCCAACCGTCTTACGGACTGCCCAGGGTCTTCTACGCTTGCCTGATAGCTTGTATATGCTGCCATATCCATTAGGGTTCCTCATATACATCAACTCCTTTTTCTAATTCATTTTTATCAATTAATACTAAATTAGGTAATTTATATAAGTCTAGTGATATTGTGTCGTTAATCTCCCAATATTGTACTTGTGATTTTAGCGAGTACAAATAATCATATAGTATCCTATCCGTTGCTCCTAGGTAGTCTGTCAGCTCCTCAACACTTGTAGAGAGTAAAATATATTTCTTGAGGTCTGATTCATCAATAAAATACTTTGCTCCCCAGAGTGTGGCCTTGCGCTCGCTTTTTGATATATCTAGCCTATCAGAGTAGCTGTCTGGGACAGTAAATGTATCTCCTGAGCTAGTAGCATAGTGGCCGCATTCCTCAGCTAATATTTCTGTTTGCTCATTAGTTTGCCTGCTATAAAATTCAGGTGAGAGAAGTATTATATTTTTATTTTTGACGCTGCAGTATAGCGCAGCCTTTCCAAACTTGGAAAGCTCAGGGCAGTTATCGATTAAAATATCTTGCTCCTCTATGTATTTACATATTTTTTCTATCATTTAGCCTCCTTTAATAAGAACGTATGTTCTTTATGTAATTATAAAAATAGGCAGAATACTGGCATATCCTGCCTAAATATTTTTATTATTGTTTACTGGATAAAATGAGTATGTTTAACTTTCCACTGCTTTAATTTTATAGACAACCAAAATCCGTAGATTCCTAAAGTTATCAAAGTCAATATCCACCATTTAATCCAGTTTCCAAATAGCTGAATTGCAGTTCCATCAAATATCAATCTTTTGCCATTAATTACTGTATGTTTTGTCTCCCAGTCATAAATCATGCAGTATGCCCAAGGAAGACATATTCCAAATGTACATATTGTTATTATAGCTCCAAGTAAGTACCAGCCGATTAGTTGCAATAGGCCACCATCAAAATAAGATTCGTTCATAAAAACCTCCTCAAACTATTCTTTATAATAAAGTATTTCCATCATAAAACCGAGTGGCAGAGAACCTGTCTTTAATCTTGTATTAAATGTTTCTGGATTTTCTACAGCCTCTTTATATTCTCCGCCTTTTGCATATAGATGAACTGCGGTAATACAGTCTAATATTTTATGTACTCGTTCTAAGTCATCGTTAGGCACATATCCAACATGTAATCAATTAGATATAACTTTGATTGCTTTTGAATTATATTTATTGTTATGCTCAAGTTCTAACTTTGTATTCGAAACAATAAATGTATGGTAGGGGATTTTATATTTTCTCTCTCCATCACACATTTCTCTCATTTCCCTTGTCGTATAGCCATTATATTCTTCATAATCATCAATATCTAAATAGATGTCTTCGATAGCATCTTGGTAATGGCTAGTACCAGCAACATAGGTCTTAATTCTCTTTGAATCTAATAATCTTTGCGTTTCTTCATCAGGCATAAATGCCTTTAAAAGTTTTGAAATTAGTCCCATAAAAACACTCCTTTCCCATACTTAAATTTTAAATACTCCTTGAAACTTTTCGACTCAGTCATTCCTTTATCACACATATCTCCATAGTAAACAATAAAAATATCATAAGATATTGCTAAAAAATATTAACTGGTTTATACTGATAGTATATGGAGAGGAGGTTTTTATGCGTATTGAACACACAAAACCAATAAAGTACAAACGTTGGAATAAACCATATATCTATATACCTATAATTACATTTGTAGCAACTATGTTAGTTATGCATCTTACAAGTGTAAAACTGGGCGAATCTATGTCATATAGTACCATTTGTCTAACATTGGCTGGATTCCTATTCACTGCAGTAAGTATTTTGCTAGTATTACCAAGTAATGAGATTATGTCAATATTAAGAAAATCCACATATTTTAATGACATACAGACTACATTTTTTATAAATATAGCAGTGTTCATTGTAATGTCAGTGATATTTATGTTTGGCATTAAAAATGAAATAATGTTTGCACTGTTAATATCAAACATATCTGAGACAGTTTACTTAACATATTGCCTTTCAAAACTTGGTAAAGAAATCTATAAACTATAATAACTTCGGACTAATCCATCAAAGATTGTCTGAAGTTTTTTCTTGTCTATCTTTTCATCAATATCGATTTCAATAAATCTAGTTATGGAGCTTGATACAACATCTATTAATACGTCACCCTCAGTATCAGTTCCATGGATTGTTGCATTTTTATATCCAGTTACATTTTTGAACATATGAGAGATTTTTTCAAAAGGGGTATTGTTTTCCAATATCATAGTTAAGTTGGCAGACTTAATAGAACCCTTCTTAATTTTAGTTGCACTGGACATTCTATTTATTAAGTCTGGGTTTGTGCTTAATGTCGAGTTCCTATCGGAACTAAGAGTTATCTTATCTACGAATGTAAGTTGACTACAAGCTAAATCTGTAGGAGATAGTACAATTGCTACATTATAGTTATTTTTTTTTAGCGTATGTTTCAATAATTTTCTCATATTTGACATAAATGCTGGAGCTGATCCAAACTCTAAAACTGCACAACAGCCATCTTTATTAAGGGTAAACATAGTAAATTCTCTCAGCGATACATCATCAACTTCCTCATCATTATATTCAACTCTCTGAAATGCAGAATTTTTAAGTTTTCTATACTTTGATAGAGAAATTAATCGATGTTGGTCTGTGCTTAGGGAACTCACATCAAATCTTACCATACTTGAATCAGCACCGGCAGATACCTCAAGATTGGTTCCTGGAGAAAATTCATTAAAGAGTTCTTCTACTTGTTTTTCATCCAAAATAGCTTCTTTTTCCGTATCCATCAAATTATAAAATTTAATCTTCACATTCAATCTCCTTTACTTGTACTTACTTCTTAGATAGTCCTTAAAGTTTTCCAACTCTGCCTTGGCCTCGTCACTCATATCATCATCAGTATGAGCAGTGAAAGTTTCAGGATAGCTTCTTAGATTTGTGCGCCCAAGAAGGTAGTCTGTGGACACATCAAAGAAGTCCGCAAAAACAACAAGCTCATAATCTCTTGCTGAACGCTCACCTTGCTCTATTCTGGATAAAACACTATTACTTATTTTGATTTTTTTTGACAACTCTAATTGAGAAATACCGTGATATTCTCTTAATTTTCGTATTTTATATCCTAAGACCACCTTTAATCACTCCTTTTACTTATACTTACTTCTTAGATAGTCTTTAAAGTTTTCTAACTCCGCTTTTGCTTCATCACTCATATCTTCATCGGTATGTGCTGCAAAAGTTTCTGGGTGATTTCTTACGTTTGTGCGACCAAGGAGATAATCAACTGACACTTCAAATAAATCTGACATTGATCTAAGTATATCAAGACTAGGTTCAACTATTCCATTTTCGTATTTTGAAATATTAGACTTAGTTAAATTTAACCTATTAGCCAGATCAGTTTGAGTCATGTTAAATTCTTTTCTTAGTAATTTTATTCTATTCCCAAGCAAATTCATAGTATTCCTCCTTGCTTTGTATACTATAATTCTACAGTGTTTCATTGCAGGAAACAAGACTATAAAAAAAAGTTTCATAAATTTCCATTTTTATATTGACAGTTTATTTTAAATCAACTATTATATAGGTATAAAGTTGATTTAAAATAAACTAAAGAAAGGAGATAAAAGTAATATGAATATATTGAAAAATGAAAGAATTAAGCATGGATTAACCCTTGAAGACATTGCAAAAAAACTGAGTACAACAAAATCTAACTACTATAAAAAAGAAATTGGTGTGGTAAAAATATCAGTCAATGAAGCTATAATTCTAGCAAGAATATATAATAAAAGCGTTGAAGAGCTTTTTTGCGTTCAAAAAGTTGATTCATAATATACTTGAATTATAACATTGCTAAAAATAAAAATGAAGTGCAGAAAATGCACTATTTTATAAGAAAAGGAGAAATTATGTACATAGAGTTTGAAGACATGGGATTAACCATCAAATCAGAAAAAATAGACAGGTGTGTAAATTCAATTTATGAATCTATAAAAAAAGAGCTCCCAGAGGAAGCTCAATGCATTGGTGTGTGTGAATATGTATTAAAAGCCAGTATTGAGAGGTTGAGACATCTAAGAATAGGTCTATAATTGATGATTTATATATCCTTGTATGCTAGTAGCAATTGTTTTTAATGCGTGTTCTTGATTTCTGATATGAGTAGTTGTAAGAGCCAAGCCATCTAATGAGTTGAAGTTTATATTGAAAGTCTCACCGTATTTCTTTCCAGATGTTGATGTATAGGAAAGAGTAAATTTTAATTCATTAGGTAAATCCTTAAAGTTTTGGTCAAATAAAGTTGCATAGAGTTTTTGACCAGGTGCCATAAATGTTACTCCTAGTATTGTTTTAGATAATTATAACATTACTGGTATGAAACATGAAATAAATTAATTTGAAAAAGGAGAAAAAAACATGATTAGAGAGATTAATGAAAAAGAAAAAGAGATGGAACTTGAATGGATAAGTGATGATTATATAGCAGAAAGGATATCGGAGCAGAGAAAACCTAATATATATCCTTATGTAGAAAAGGTAAAAAACTTGAGCGAATCAGGATTTAATTCGTTGCTATCAAGAGAAAGAGATTGGTACATACTTCAAGTGCATACCCTAAGGGCAAGGTGTTATAGACCTATAACTATGTTCATAGTAGGGTATGCACCGAAGTTTACAGAGATAATCAATGGCCTAAGGGAAGGCTAGATTTGTTTCCATCCATTGATATCATATTTTGGTGGGTGTAAAAAGTCAGTAACTTCTGATGTATCAATAAATTTTGAATTTCCAAGAATATATTTTGTGTCAGATACTGGAACTTCAATATCACCATTTTGATATAGATTTACTGCAAGTAATTCCCAACCATTTTTTAGCAATTTGTTACAGTCACTTGATTCAAAGGTTTCGTAGACTGTTTTAATACTTTGTAGGTCCATTAGCTTGATCTCCTTTCTTTAGACTCGGCTAGTGCCTGTAAGTACATTATATCAAGAAATAAAGTGTGGGAAATGAAAGTTTTATAAGAATAGGAGGTAGTATATGGAAAACATATATAGAAAATACAGAAAATTGGTAGGCCTAACTCAAGAAAAGGCTGCTGAACATCTAGGCATCAGTGTAGATACCATCAAGAGATATGAAAATGGATCATATATTCCAGCGAATGACATCGCTAGAAGGATGTGTCTGTTGTATGGAGACATGAAGCTAGCCTACGAACATCTGGAGAATAGCCAAGTAGGAGAAATGGTACTGCCTAATCTAAAGGACAAAGACCTGTGTTGTTCTACGCTTGGTTTCTTGAATCAACTGGCAAGTATGGATAAGAAAAAGTTAGAAATTGTCAGAATAGCATCAGATGGAATTATATCTGACAATGAGGTAGATGATTGGACAGAATTAGAGCATCTTATAAAGGGTCTGATTCAGAGTTCATATGAATTATTGTACAGGAGGTAGTGATATGTCAAAAATAAGAGTAGTAGACGCAGCTATTATGCTGGGGGTAACACCTCAGAGTGTGAGGGTTGGCCTACAAAGAGGGGCTTTCCCTTTTGGAACTGCTTTCAAAACGAAAGAGACAAACAGGACTTTCAATTATGTGATTTATCCGGAGAAGTTAAAAGAATATGCAGGAGAAGAAAGGTTTAATAAGGTGATGGGATGTTAGTCAAGCAGGAAATACAGGCTATACAGGACGATAACTACAGGTTTGTTGTAAATCATAAAAGAACTGATCTAGTAGTAACTTGTTATGAAAAGGATCTAGAGTCAGGATTTTTCAAACATATGGGTGATGTGCTAGTAATTAGTAAAAATGGCAGAAAATTTAGGACTGCAGATTGTTTCAAATTGATTAAGAGTAAGAGTATCAAGACAAGGCTACTGAATATGGCTTGCAAGTATTTGGACGAGAGGAGAGTAAGTTGATGGATATATTATCAAATATAGCTGCATTAATGCTAGCAATATTAATTGTATTAGGCATACCTATGAAGTATTTAATCATAGGAACATTGATATACAAGATTATTGAAATAATCATAAAAAAAAGGACCCGCTCTCGCAAATACGGATCCAAAAACAATTATTACAGATATTATAACCCAAAGTTGAGAGAAAAGCAAGGGAGGTATAGCTACTATGACGGCAGGATGGATAAAACTTCACAGAAAAACTTTAAACAGCGTATTTTATAGGTCTCTAATGGGCAAACAAAGGGACGTGATTATAACTATATTGTTGATGGCAGATCATGAAGAAAAGGAGTGGGTATATAAGGGCAAAAAGTATAGAACCCTTCCAGGACAAGTATTTTCGTCTCTTCAAGGAATAGCAGACAGGTGTGGGAAAGATTGTACTCGTGAAACTGTGCGAACAACCATAAATCACGCAGAACAGTATGGATTTTTAACCAAAGAAACACACAATACTCACACAGTTATAACTATTGCAAATTGGGCAACATACCAAGATAGACACACAGAACAAACACAAGATACACCAAATATTGACACAAAGTCCACTGTGGGTCGCCCCCTAACAAGAAGTAAGAAGAAAGAAGATATAGTATATAGTCCAAACTCTGAAGAGTTTAGACTTGCTAATCTCCTTTATGAGCTGATAAGGGAAAACAATCCAAAGTTTAAAGCACCTAACATGGATAACTGGTGTGGACATGTGGACAAAATGTTAAGGATTGATAAGAGGTCAATAGATGATGTTGAGGCTGTGATTAGGTGGTGTCAGCAAGATGACTTCTGGCACAAGAACATATTATCTACTGACAAGCTAAGAAAGCAATTTGATAAGCTGTACATGGCTATGCCTAGAGATAAAAAAGTAATTCCATTCAAGCAGGAGGAGAAAGATGGCTGGAATTATATGTAACTCTGAGTGTGAAGTGGCCCTATTGGGATCTATCATACTAGATGAAAAATTGATAGTAAAAGCCATAGAGTCTGGGGTAAGTCCTAGAGATTTCTACGGTGAGGGATATGGATTCCTGTATCAAGCTATGGTGGCGCTCCATAAAAGTAAAAAACCTATAGATATAGTCAGTATATCAAGTGAACTGTCTAGGATGGGTTCAGATACGGATGTAGGTACACTAGCTAGCCTTACAAGAAATGCTCTCCCAGTCAATATGCAGTACTACATTGACGAGGTAAAGGACAAGGCCTACAAGAGGGGCATTCAAGAGCAGTTGCTGGAATTGCTAGGAGATCTTGATACCAAGCCTGCTGATAGCATCAGGGGATGTATTGATGAATTGGCCAAAAGTATTGAGTATAATAAGTCGGTTGAATCACTATTTGTAGAGGCATCAGAAATAAAAAGGACAGACCTAACATCTGGTCTTGAAACTGGGTTTGCGGAGCTGGATAGTCTGCTAGGTGGGTTAGTATATGGTAGCTTGACAGTATTGACCGGTGAGCCTAGTAGTGGTAAGTCTACCCTGCTAAATCAGATAATTGCTCAAAATATCATGCATGGCCAAAGATGTATGCTCTACTCTGGAGAGTTGACCAGCTTCAATATTTTACAGTGGTTTATGAGGACCGTGGCCAACATTGATGACCTAAAGGAGTTTAAGGGAAGAACTGGCAGCTACTATGATGTCACTAGGCATGGTGAGGATTTGATTAGGAAGTGGATTAAGAATAGACTGTATATCTACTCTGAAGATGCAGCTTCAACTATAGATAATTTGCTGAATAGTATTGAATACCTTATAAGGACCAAGGATGTTAAGTTGTTTATCTTAGATAACATGATGACGGTTGATAACTCTGGGTTAGAAGAGTATGACAAGCAAAAAAGACTGGCCAAAAAGTTAAAAGAATTAGCTAGGAAGTATAAGATATGCATTATATTGGTTGCCCATCCAAAGAAAAAGTCTGAAAAGGACAAAAAATATCATATGCATGATGTGGCAGGTGCCAGTGAAGTGGTCAACCTGGCAGATTATGAGTTGATATTGACTAGGGATATTAGTGTTGATCCTAAGACTGAGGTTGTCAGTGATGTTACTAAGATTGGGATATTGAAGAATCGTATTACAGGCAAGCAAGGAATCAGTGCCAGGCTTCACTTTGATAGCATGAGGAAACGATTTTGGATGGCAAAAGAAGAGTTGGTTAAGGACTACAAGTATGGTCATGTTGACCAAGTTGAGTTTGTAGAATTGGATAGTGTGGCAGATGATGTGCCATTTTAAGGAGGGACTATGGATGTAGTTCAGGAGTACTTGAAAAATCTAAAGAGATTTGAAGATACTGAGAGATATTTTGAGAATCTCAGTGACGAACAAATTAGAGATATAGAGTCAACAAAGGAATGGGCTGCTTTTAAGTCTATATGGGCCAATCTTGAAAGATTATACCCATTGGCCAAGGCAGCTGGGTGTACTAGGATAAGATACTACGGAGGTTAGGGATGGAATATTTTACAAAGCAAGATTTAGAAAAGCTTAGCATGAAAAATAGGATACTGATGTTGATTAATGATTGCCAGCTAAGAGGCAAGAGCTTAGAAGTTGAAATAAAGGAGCATAGCAGTCTTAAAAAAAGTAAGCTGATCTATAACGTTGACGAGCTAGCTGCACTGAAAGAGGCGATACTCATATGTCATAGTGATGATCTTAAATCACAGCATTTTAAGATTTATAAGTTCAGGCAGATAGGCTAGGGGTGACAGTATGCAAAATAATTATATATCCAAGGCCCCTTGCTTTAATTGCGAGATAAGAGAAATTGGCTGCCATGCTACTTGTAAAAAATATGGATCATATCGCGAGGGTAGAGAGCAGATTTACAAAGATAATAAGATATCTGTAGATGTTCAGGGATATTTTCAAGTTGAGCTTGAAAAAAATATATTTGGACGAGGAAGGAGAATAAAGAGACATGAATAACGTAGTATTAATAGGACGATTAACTAAGGATCCAGAGGCAAGGTATTTACCAACAACAGGCACACCAATAGCTACATTTACATTAGCTATTGACAGAGACTACAAGAATAAGGATGGCTCAACATCAACGGACTTTATTCCAGTGGAGTTGATGGGCAAGCCAGCGGAGTTTGTAATGAATTACATAACAAAGGGAAGGCTGGTCACAGTTCAAGGTAGCATACGTGTAGATCGATACGAAAAAGACGGAGAAAAAAGGAGCTTTACAAAGGTGGCTGGTCGAAGAATAGAGGCACTTGATAAAAAGAAAGATGGTGAAGTTGAGCCAGCACCTGCAACATTTGAGGCGGTGAATGATGATGATGTCCCATTCTAGGCCAATAACTCATATTAAGCTAGGACATTGTGAGTTTTGTGGAGAAAAAGAAGTAAAGATAGAAACTTTAAAAGGAACTTATTACAAGTGTCCTGGGTGTGGCATGGTGCACGGTCACACACATGATAGGAATAATGTTTATAGGCAAGCATGGCATGATTTTTACGCAAGGTAGGTGATATGATGGCTAAGGAACGAGTTAAAAAGGAATTTTATGAAAGCACAGAAATGTTATTGAGAAATTCAAGAGGTATAAAAAGACATGTAGACATTTTAGAAAATACCATGTCAGACATTCAAGAGTATAAGACAAGAGGTATAAAAGCCGTGGCCACAGATGGGATAAGAGTATCTAGTAGTCCAGGTGATTCTATTGGAAAGCAAGTAGTGAAAATTGCTGAAATGGAAGAGAAAATATTAAAAGAGATCTCTGACGAAAAAAAATATTTGCAGCTTATAAAAAAGGGGCTGTCATCGTTGTCTGATGAAGATAGGGAAATAATAGTCATGAGGTATCTTGATAATATACCAGACTCTAAGATTGCTGAATTTACAAGCTATGAGAGGTCATGGGTTCAAAGAAAAAGGACTGCTGCAGTACGTAAAATAGCCATCTGTATATATGGAATCAAGTGCCTAGAATAATAAAAAATAGTGCAAAATATGCATTATTTTGAGTAAAAAAGTAGCACACTTTTAGCACAGAAAAAGGCTAAAATCTGTGTTATACTATATTCAGGTCAAAGAGACAGCAATTGAAGATTCTATCCGGGCATAGTAAAAGGGGAGTAGAGATGCTTCCTTTTTTTGTTGCGAAGAGAAGGAGGTGTAGTACATGTGAACTTTGTAGAACCTATCAGGGACCCAAATAAGATTCAGGATATACTCATATATCTCAAGAAGAGAAGTGAGAGAGATTATATTATGTTTATGCTAGGGCTATATACTGGGTTTAGGATATCTGATATTTTAAGGCTGCAAGTAAAAGATGTGAGGAATAAGGATTCAATTAGAAAGAGGGAGAAGAAGACAGGAAAACAAAAGACTGTCCCTATAGGCAAACCTTTAAAAAAAGCCTTGGACTCATATATCGAAGGCAAGGAAGACTATGAGTATCTGATAGCCAACAGTAAGACTGGCTTGAATCCAATATCAAGGCAACACGCTTACGAGATAATCAAAGCGGTTGGCAATATGTTTGGAGTGGAAAATCTAGGCACCCATTCCCTCAGAAAGACTTTTGGATACCACTACTATGTGAGAACCAAGGATATAGCAGTACTTCAGGACATATTTAACCACTCTGACCCAGCCATAACATTAAGATATATAGGCATAAATGGGGATACAATTGCTGATGCCTACGCTTCTATAATCTATTCTTGACATTAAAATATGACATATTGAGGTGGTGTCAAGTTTTGATTGGAATTTGCAATAATAAAATCTCTGTAATAATTGAAATTCTAATAGCCCGCATATGCCCAAAAAATTGTACTTGAAATCTGACAGAATATTAGATATGTCAGATATTTAAGCCCATGAGGGGGTGGTTTGAAAAAGCCCCTAGGGTATCGATAGGATATATAACCCCATAGTAGGTTATAAAAGGGGGATAGGTATGGAAAAGCCTCGTCTAGATAGGACAGGGACCCACAGAACGGTTTACGAAAGCAACCGTAGGAAGATTATGAAGACACAAAGTATATGTGGAATATGTGGCAAGCCAGTTGATAAATCACTCAAGCCACCACATCCACTAGCACCTTGTATTGACCATATAATTCCAGTCAATAAAGGTGGGCATCCTAGTGATATCAAGAACTTGCAGTTAGCTCATGCAACTTGTAATAGGCAGAAATCAGATAAATTATTTAAAGATACTAGCCCCGGTGATAAGGGACTTGTATTAGGCAATAGAAATTTGCCGCATAGTATCGACTGGACAAGCTACAAGAGTAAATAATTGATAAATTGTATCAGTGATAAGAGGGGGGGGGGTACCTCCCCCCTCGCTCAGCGCAGCTGTAGTTCAGGCTTACTGTACATTTTTTCACATGCGAGAAAAGGAAAGGAGGGAAAATATGGAAAAAAAAGGAATTGAATACCTCAGAAATAAGCTGAGGGCAAGGTCTGGCAGAGTCAGGCACAAGTTCAAGCAATATGATATGAAATATATAGACAATGACAGGAGCATTACAATTTCGGATGAACTGAGGGCCAATTACAGGGCAGTCCTTGGCTGGTGTACCAAGTCTGTAGACTCAATAGCAGATAGACTGGTTTTTAGGGAGTTTGATGATGATGTATACGAAATTAACCAGATATTTCAGATGAATAATCCCGATGTATTCTTTGATTCAGCAATACTGTCAGCCTTAATTGGGTCATGTTCTTTTATTTACATATCCGAGGGAGTTGAGGGGATACCTAGGCTACAGGTTATTGAGGCAGACAAGGCTACTGGAGTATTAGACCCGATTACTGGGCTACTGACAGAGGGATATGCAGTCCTAAAATCTGATGAACGTGGTAATCCGTCAATTGAGGCATATTTTGAACCATTCAGAACCACGATTATAAGCCAAGGAATATATCAGGCTTTTAACCATAGCGTACCATATCCACTATTGGTACCAATCATACACAGGCCAGATGCAGTCAGGCCATTTGGTAGGTCTAGGATTACCAGGGCAGGTATGTATTACCAAAAGTATGCCAAGAGGGCCTTGGAAAGATCAGATGTAACTGCTGAATTTTATTCATTCCCACAGAAGTATATTCTAGGAATGGAGACAGATGCTGAGAAGTGGGATACATGGAAAGCTACAGTATCATCAATGCTTAGGATTGATAAGGATAGTGATGGTGGGCATCCAGTAGTTGGCCAGTTCACCACATCTAGCATGAGCCCATTCATGGAACAGCTTAGGATGGCTGCAGCGGGGTTTGCTGGTGAGTCGGGTCTGACACTAGATGACCTTGGATTTGTATCAGATAACCCTAGCTCAAGTGAAGCTATAAAGGCCAGCCATGAGACATTGAGGATTATGGCCAAAAAGGCACAGAGGTGTTTTTCTAGTGGGTTCCTAAATGTTGCATTCCTTGCCTGCTGCTTGAGGGACGATTATCCATATTATAGACATGAATTTACTAAGATAAAGGTCAAGTGGGAGAATGTATTCGAGGTGGATGCATCTGGTATGGGTCTATTGGGTGATGCTATTGTAAAGATTAACCAGGCTATCCCTGATTACTTCGACAAGGGCGAAGTAAGGGATATGTTAGGGAGGTAGTTATGAAGGATATAGCACCAGAGCTACTTGAGAAGCTGCAAGAGGCATTTAGGATTAAGTACAATGCTAATGCTAGGGTCAAGGACTTAAATTTGAAGTTGAAGAGTGGTAAAGCAACCTATAAAGAAGCAAATGAAATGGCTGCGGAACTAGGTGAGATGCTAGCAGAAGTATTTGGAGAAAATATATCTGCAGATATGTTGCCTGATGGACGTATGTATTATAATATTGGTCAAAGGGTTATTGGTCCAACAATGACACAGAATTATGAATTAATGTCTGAGTATGCTAAGGAAACACAGACACAAATTAATAGATCTTGTGGGTTAGGTATCAATGGCAAGAAGGCTGATCTAAATCAAGATAGAATTGATGGGATAGTTGACAAGCTTGATAAAGATGTTTTTGAAAAAACTAAATGGTTGCTTGACGAGCCTATCAAAAATTTCACTCAATCTATTGTTGATGACACAGTGAAGACTAATGCCAAGCTTCACCATAACATGGGATTACGCCCTAAAATAATACGTACTGAGGTAGGTAATTGTTGCAAGTGGTGTAAGTCTATTGCAGGTGTACATGACTATGAAGCAGTTAAGGACACAGGTAATAATGTGTTTAGGAGACATAGGTTTTGTCGTTGTACAGTTGAGTATTCTCCAGGTGATAATCGTAGGCAGAATGTTCACTCAAAAGCATGGAGGAATGAAGATAAAAGTGATATAATAAAAGCAAGGAAAGAAAGCCAAAAGAAGAATAAACTTATATTGAAGGATTCTCAATTTGGTAAAAAAGCTAGAAAGCATATGTTTGAATATGGGCTTGACCCATCATCTGAAGAGGACAGAGAAGTTTTTAAAAATATTATTTATGATATTTGCGAAAATAGAGACTCAATTAAGAGGGATGTTGAGTGGAGAGGTCAAGATGATAAGGTTGTAGCCTATATAAAAGGTGATGATGTAGTACTTGTAAATAAAGATAATGAGTATATAACTATCATGAAAGGAGGGATAAACAATGAAAGGATTAAGAACACCGGAAAATGGAAAGTTCGTAAAATTTTTTAAGAAAGTTCAAAATGAAGCAAGTAAATCCAACAAGACTTTTTTCTTAGATACTGGAGATTGTAAAGATGTGGAGTTTGAGGATATGGAACTTGATAGATTGTTTGGTTGGTTGATACCAAATGATTTGGAAAATGTATTTGAAAAAGATTTCATTGGCAGAAAAGTTGGAACCAATTGGGATGACTTTTATATGTCCCTGGATTTTGATGTTAGCTCAGGCAATTTAAAATTATGGTTTGAATAAGCGCTTTACATGTAAATGTGAGGTGTTTTTTTTAATGCAATAAACTGAAAGGGGAAAAGAAATGACTAGAATTGGCAATCAATTCCCCACTAGGTCTTTTATACTGCCCTATGAAGATAGCCTATACCAGAATGCAATAGACTTTTATGAGGAGTCGGGTAGAGAGGCTCAAGAGTGGCAGGAGGTTTTGATCAAGCATATAATGGCCGTCAATGATGATGGGCTATGGACCCATACAAAATTTGGATACTCTATTCCCAGAAGAAATGGCAAGAATGAGATAGTTGCTATTAGGGAGTTGTATGCCTTGGAGAATGGTGAGGTATGTCTACATACTGCACATAGGACTAATACTTCTCATGCCGCATGGGAAAGACTTAAAAGAATACTTGAGAAATCAGGTTATGCTGAGGGTGAAGACTTTATATCCTTAAAGGCTAAGGGCAATGAGAGATTGGAACTGTTATCTACTGGTGGCAGGGTTGAATTTAGAACTAGGACATCAACTGGCGGTCTTGGTGAGGGGTTTGACCTACTAATCATAGACGAGGCTCAGGAGTATACAGAGGACCAAGAGAGTGCACTTAAGTACACAGTGACCGATTCTAAGAACCCACAGACTTTGTTTTGTGGGACACCGCCTACATTGGTCTCAAGCGGGACGGTATTCATGAAGATGAGGGATAAGATACTGGCAGGTCTTACCAAGAATGCTGCCTGGGCTGAATGGGGTGTAGATGAAGAGTCTGACCCTCACGACAAGGAACTATGGTACCAGTGCAATCCATCTCTAGGGACTATATTTACTGAGAGAAGTGTTGAGGACGAGATTGGAGATGATGTAATAGATTTCAACATTCAAAGATTGGGTCTTTGGATTAAGTACAATCAAAAGTCTGAAATATCCAAGGCAGATTGGGATAAGCTCAAGGCACTTACATTGCCTAGGTTTGTTGGCAAGCTCCATGTGGGCATCAAGTATGGCCAAAATGGTAAGAACGTGGCTCTGGCAGTTGCGGTCAAGACCTTGTCCAAGAAGATATTTGTTGAGTGTATTGACTGCAGGTCAGTAAGACAGGGGAACTTATGGATTATTGATTTTCTCAAGAATATTGATTTTGATAGGGTCGTAATAGATGGTGCCAGCGGTCAGAGTATACTAGCTGGTCATATGAAAGATTTTAATATCAAGGCACCTATGCTGCCAACGGTCAAGGAGATAATAACAGCTAATTCAACTTGGGAACAGGGAATATACTCACAAAACATACTACACATGGACCAGCCAAGTCTTACTGAGACTGCTACCAACTGTGTAAAGAGAAATATAGGCAGTGGGGGTGGATTTGGATACAAGTCCTTGTATGATGATAATGACATATCAGTGATGGATTCATGTATATTGGCCTACTGGTCATGTGCAGGGGAGAAACCGAAGAAAAAACAAAAGACGTATTATTAAGGGATCCTTATTGTGGACATTTACCACTCTAGGGTCTTTTTTTAATTATTTTACGCATACCACGCGGAAAGTGGGAGAAAGGAAAGTAAGATGGCAGAATTTAAGGCGATAACAACACAGGAAGAGTTTGATGCAGCAATATCAGACAGACTACAAAGACAAAAAGAGACGATAGAGGCAAAGTACAAAGATTATGAACAGGTTCTTGCTGAAAATACTACTTTAAAGCAGGAATTAGCAGAAAATAAGACTGCACTTGAAAAGACTAATACAGACATGGGCGGGTTGACATCTCAGATAGAGGAGTTGACAGGAAAAGTCAACGGATATGAACTTGAAAAGATGAAAACTACTATAGCGTTGCAAAATGGAATTCCATTTAGTCTAGCATCAAGGCTGGTCGGAACTACCGAGGATGAAATCCTACAGGATGCCAAGTCTCTAGCAAGTATGGTATCGCAGACACAACCAATGGCACCACTCAAGTCAACTGAACCAGTTGACAATAATGAAAGTGGATATAAGAGTCTATTGGATAATTTGAATTTAGAAGGAGAATAAAATATGGCAACAGAACTATCAAGAGGAACACTATTTGATCCAACATTAGTAACAGACCTAATATCTAAGGTGAAGGGAAAATCATCACTGGCAGTGCTGTCACAGCAGACACCAATCCCATTTAACGGACTAAAGGAGTTTATCTTCTCTATGGACTCTGAAATAGATGTAGTGGCAGAGAATGGCAAGAAGACTCATGGTGGTATTAAGCTTGAGCCACTTAAGATAGTCCCTATAAAGGTTGAATATGGTGCAAGGGTATCAGATGAATTTTTGTACGCATCTGAAGAAGAAAAAATAAATATCATGAGGGCATTCAATGATGGGTTTGCAAAGAAGTTGGCCAAGGGTATAGACATGATGGCATTTCATGGCATAAATCCTAGGACTGGAGAGGCATCCACTGTAATAGGTGACAACCACTTTGATTCCAAGGCTACTCAAAAAGTAGTATTTAATAAGGCGCAGGTTGAAGAAAATATCGAAGCTGCAATTGCTCAGGTCCAGGGTGCAGATAGAGAAGTAACTGGAATGGTAATATCTACAGAAGTATCATCTGCATTAGCATCTTTAAAGGTGAATGGAGTTAGGCAGTATCCAGAACTAAGCTTTGGAGCTAATCCAGGAGACCTAAATGGATTAAAGATGGATATTAACAAGACTATAAAGTCTAACTTGTCAAATGATGTTGGTATAGTCGGTGACTTTGAAAATATGTTCAAGTGGGGCTATTCTAAGCAGATTCCATTTGAGATAATCAAGTATGGTGATCCAGACAACTCTGGCAAGGACCTAAAGGGGTACAACCAGGTATACCTAAGAGCAGAAGCTTATGTAGGCTGGGGCATCATGGATGGAGAGTCATTTGCTAGATTAACTACAGCATAGGAGGTAAGGTATATATGATTTATAGACATAAGGTTACAGGGGCTATCATTGATAGCCCTTGTGTAATTTCAGGTGGTCAATGGGTTATAGATGGAGAGACAACTGGAGAGGGTATTGCCAGCGCCGGTCTTGATGATAACACAGGATTGGGAGAAGGTGCAGATGTTAATAGTAAATCTGATGAGGATTATACTCCAGAATCTGTAGATACTAATACAGGTGTAAACCTTGATGATATCAAGAAAAAAGATATCATGCAGGAGCTAGATGCACTTGGCATCAAGTATAATCCAAAGGACAACAAGGCAACTCTATATGCTCTATTAGGGTAGGTGGTAGCTTATGACACCACTAGCAAGTATAGATGACATAATGAATCTATGGAGACCACTTACAATGGGTGAACAGGACAGGGCATATGCCCTGCTGGAGGTGGTATCTGACAACCTTAGGGAAGAGGCAATCAAGGTAGGTAAGGATATTGATAAAATGGTAGCTGAAAGGGCGTCATATGCTACTGTGGTCAAGTCTGTTGTAGTAGATATAGTTGCAAGAACGTTAATGACTGCTACAAGTGGAGAACCCATGATACAGTCAAGTGAATCTGCTATGGGATATTCTTGGTCAGGTACATTCCTAGTGCCAGGTGGTGGGCTATTTATCAAGAATACCGAGTTGGCTAGATTAGGTCTTAAAAAACAAAGATATGGGGTGATGGACCTATATGAGTAGGATTAAAGGCATACAGGTGATTCTTATAGATAAAGAAAGTACTCGTATGGATCCCTTTGGAAATGAGATATATGAGGAAAAGGAAATAAAAGTTGATAATGTCTTGGTTGCTCCTACAAGCTCAGATGACATGGTCAGCCAGCTGAATATAAGTGGCAAGAAAGTAATATATTCTCTTGCTATTCCGAAAGGGGATACCAATACTTGGGAAGATAGGGAAGTAATATTTTTTGGCCAAAGGTGGAAAACATTGAACTTTGTTACACAGGGTATAGAGGATATGATTCCACTTGATTGGAACAAGAAAGTGTTGGTGGAGAGATATGGCTAAGTATAAGTTTACTCTTGATAAAAAGGGTGTTAGGAATCTACTAAGAGGTGAGAGTATGCAGGCTGTATTAAACGAAAAGGCAGGACAAGTGCAGGCAAGTTGCGGCACTGGATATAAATCTGATAGCTATGTTGGTAGGAATAGAGCTAATGCAATGGTCTATGCTGACACATACAAGGCCAAGAGAGACAATTTAAAGAATAATACAATATTAAAGGCGCTGAGATAATGATTGAATTGATAATTAAGGGACATCTTGAAAAAAAGATGAAAGTCCCAATCTTGCTAGAGCATAAAAAAGACGATCCAAAAAGATTTATCATATTTGAAAAGTTGGGTTCAGGGAAAAAGAACTATACCAATAGTTCTAGATTTGCTTTTCAATCTTATGGAGACTCTTTGTATCAAGCAGCAAAATTGAATGAAGATTTAAAAGAGGCAGTGGAATCACTTATAGAACGTGATGACATTGCCTTTGTTAAGTTAGACAGTGACTATAATTTCACTGACCAGGAGACCAAGAGGTACAGGTACCAGGCGGTTTATGAAATAAAATACTAGAGTGATTTTATAAAATCACAGAAAGGGGTATAAAATGGCAGAAGTAGCTAACACTAATAATGCAAATAACGTGAGTTTTGGAAAACCTAAAATAGGTGGGGCTATATTTTCAGCTCCATTGGGAACTGCATTGCCTAAGAATGCTATATCTGAACTAGATAAGGCATTCAAATGCTTAGGATATGTATCAGAGGATGGAATTACTAATGAAAATTCACCAGATTCAGAAGAAACTAAGGCCTGGGGCGGGGATGTTGTGCTGGTGTCTCAGACTGAAAAGAAGGATAACTTTACATATACACTTATTGAGACTGTAAACATAAATGTCTTAAAAGAAGTATATGGCTCAGAGAATGTATCTGGGAGCATAGATGCAGGCATAACTATAAAAGCGAACTCAAAACCTTTAGAGGGGCATTCGATAGTCATTGAGATGATATTAAAGGGTGGCATCTTGAAGAGAATAGTATTACCAAATGCTACTGTATCAGAAATAGGTGACATAGAGTATAACGATGAAGATCCGGTTGGGTATGAGACAACTGTATCATGCGTGCCAGATTCAGATGGTAATACTCACTATGAATATATCCAGAAGAAGGGGGTTATGTAATTGAAGAAAAATACAAAGTTTATAACAGGAGAAACTAAGAAAGGCTTTAAATTTTCAATAGATCCTGAAAATCTTGACGATATTGAATTCATTGAGCTATTAAATGATGCTGACAAAAATCCGTCGCTGCTACCTAAAATTCTTGAGAAACTATTCGGGGAAAAAGGTAAAAAGAGAATGTATAATGTATATAGAAAAAAGAATGGAACTGTACCGCTTAGTGAAATCAATAATGCCATAATTGAGATATTCAATTTGGTTGGTGCACTAAAAAAATAAGTATCCTCGCACGTATGATAGGCTTGGACGAAGGAGCATTGATATGCGACCTCGCCGAGACCTATCATATTTTTGATTATAGAAAATATCCTATGAGCTTTATAGCTACTCTTGCAGATGGTCTAAGTGAAGATTCTAGAATTAAACGCAAACTATCCGGTCAAGCAGTTTCACTGGATAGAATTTTGTATGCTTGTATACTTGACGAGCTTCGCTGGATTAAATGGTCAAAGACTAAAGATGCAAGTAAGAATAGAAATAGACCTAAGTCAGTGGCAGTATCACTGCTTAGCAGGGATAGCAAAAAAGAAAAAAATCACGTTACATTTAGTACGTGCGAGGAGTTTGAAGAAGCAAGACGAAAACTACTAGCTGATGGAGGTGGTAGATAATGGCAGAAAGTTTAGGTAAGGCATATGTACAGATTATTCCATCAGCTAAGGGAATAGGTAGTAGCATATCTGGAGAACTAAATGGTGAGATGGGACAAGCTGGTACATCTGCTGGCAGCGGTTTAGTTGGATCGATAAAGAAGGTAATAGCAGTCGCAGCTATAGGGAAGGCTATAGGGGCCTCATTGTCACAAGGTGGTGAACTACAGCAGTCACTAGGTGGTATAGAAACATTGTTTAAAGATAGTGCAGACAAGGTCAAGCAATATGCAGCACAGTCATATAAGACAACAGGGCTCTCAGCTAATGAGTATATGCAGTCTGTAACAGGATTTTCAGCAAGCTTACTACAGTCTCTAGGTGGAGATACTAAAAAGGCTGCTGATATATCTAATATGGCTATGACAGATATGGCAGATAACTCTAACAAGATGGGTACATCTATGCAAGATATACAAAATGCTTATCAAGGTTTTGCCAAGCAGAATTATACAATGCTTGATAACTTGAAACTAGGATACGGCGGTACCAAGACAGAAATGGAAAGGTTGCTTGCTGATGCAGAGAAGATAACAGGTGTTAAGTATGATATCAATAATCTATCTGATGTGTACTCAGCTATTCATGTTATACAAGGCAAGCTAGATATTACTGGAACAACTGCCAAGGAAGCTGCTACAACATTTGAGGGATCCTTTAACTCTATGAAAGCTTCTTGGAAAGATTTACTAGGCAACATGTCAACCGGTGGGGATGTAGCTACACCACTAAAAAATCTAGCTGAGACTGCGACAACATTTGTATTTAAGAACTTCCTTCCAATGGTTGGCAATATAGTAAAGTCGATTCCTACAATGTTGGTAACGATAGTACAGACAGCAATACCAATAGTGATGACTGAGGCCCCTAAGTTGATTCGAGGCTTGATTGATGGTATGAACAGTGCGCTAGATTTTGGAATGAGTGATTTTGCATCCAATTTTGACGAGGCTATAAATGTATTCTTGACACAATTCCTACCAAACTTGTTACAAACAGGAGTTACATTTGTACAAAACATACTGCAGGGTGCATCTAGCGCATTACCTCAGGTTCTATCTCAAGGTGTAGAAATAATAGTATCATTAGTATCTGGCATTATGCAGGCAATCCCACAAATTGTTACTGCCATGGGTCAGGTAACTATACTAATGGTTCAAGCATTGATGACAAATATTCCAGTATTTATGCAAAAGGGTGCAGAACTGATACTAAAGTTGGTTGATGGAATCACGCAGAATGGTCCTACAATAGTGAAGTCGATACTAGATACAATGGTCAAACTAATAACTACAATAACTGAAAACTTACCAAAGTTTTTGCAAAAAGGTGTAGAGATTATCATAAATCTTGCTAAAGGGATTGTACAAAGGTTACCAGATATTATGGCTGCTATAGGCAAGATATTATTGTATATATTACAGGCTCTTGCACAAGTATTGCCTAAAATACTTGTAGCAGGGATACAGATCATAAAGACTCTGGTATCAGGTATGCTGCAGTTGCTAGGGCTGGCCGTAAGCGCTGTTGGGAAGATACTAGCAAGTATATTGCAGGCAATATGGAATATTATGGGAAGAATGTTACAGGCAGGTGGACAGCTAGTATCCAATATTGCTCGTGGTATCTCTAATAGTGTGGGGCAAGTGGTATCTAGCATAGGAAATGGCTTAGGCAATGCTTATCGTGAGGTAACTGGATGGTTTAATAAATTTTATGATGCTGGATCTAATATAGTGCATATGATAGGTGATGGTATCTGGAATGCCATTGGATATGTTACTGATGCAATAGGCAATGTGGCTCAGGCAATAAGAGATTACCTTCCATTCTCACCTGCCAAAGAAGGCCCACTGAGAGATATACATAGACTGAATTTTGGTGGCACTATAGCAGATTCTATAGATTATGGACGAGGAGAAGTAAATTCAGCAATTAAGTCACTAGCTACAGATGTGAGCGAGGGGTTAAATTTCACATCAGTAGTAGGTGTTGAGGAAGAATCAAATGCAAGCATTATGAGGGATATTGCGACAAATTATTCATACAAGACTGACGAGCCAGATAATGATAGAGGTGACCTCAAAAATATATTGGGTCAGATAAGGTATTTGATTGAATTACTAGCCGATAGGAACAATATGCAGGTGGTCCTTGATACAGGGGTTCTAGTTGGTGAAGTGATAGATGATGTAGACAACGGGCTAGGAATACTTAAGAGACGTAGGGAAAGGGGTGAGTGATATGAATTATGGTGTTAAATTTAATGGTAAGCACTCATATAAGGATTTTGGATTGATTATGCAAAAGGTGTCTATAGGGATGCCAAAGGTTAAGACAGAGATAGTAGATATCCCAGGTGCAGATGGAAGTAAGGACTTGTCAGAGGCACTGGCAGGTAGGCCTTTATATGGGAATAGAGAAATTGATATTGCTCTTGTGTCTCCACACCAACGTCATGATTGGTTGCAGATGATATCTAGGTTGGCCAACTTCATACATGGTAAGTCCGTAAGAGTTGTATTTGATGCAGATCCAGACTACTACTATAAAGGTAGGTGCAGCGTGGAGAAGTTTGACTCTGGAGAGATGTTGCCTGATGTTTCAGTTAAAATAAGTGCAGGGGCATATAAGGTTTCTGAAAAGACAAGGCTGGCTCAGGTGTCTGGCAGCACATATATTGGATTTGACAGATCAAAAAATATAACTGTAACTGAAATAGTGACATCTACATCAGGTATGAGCTACACAGTTGACCGAAAAAGCAACTCCCTAAGCTCTGGAGTAAATAAAGTTAAAATAAAGTTGGAGGGTCAGCTGCAGGTATCTGGATATGGAAAAGTTGAAATAAAATACGAAGTGAGGGATATATAATGTATAAGGTTTATTGTGATGGAGCTTTGATATATGATCCTGGGGATGATGAATTGACACTGCTAAATCCCAAGGTTGATATAGAAGTCAACAAGGCTGGGTCAATGGACTTTACAATATTGCCTGGGCACAGTAGCTACGACAAGATTAACAAGCTGAAATCCCATATATCGGTCAAACAAGATGGCAAGGAAATATGGGCAGGTAGGCCTACTGATGTTGTAACAGATTTCATGAATCGTAAAAAGGTTCATTGTGAGGGAGAACTAGCCTACTTGAACGACTCAGTGCAAAGGCCTAAGGAGTATAAAGGGGTATCAGTAATTGGGTATTTAAACCACCTAATGGACAACCATAATGCCCAGGTAGATGATGATAAAAAATTCAAGGTTGGGGTTGTAACGGTAAGAGACCAGAATGATTATTTACTAAGGTATACAAACTGGGAGACGACACTCAAGGCTATATCAGAGGATTTAGTGGATAGTCTTGGAGGATATATATTTATAAGAAATGAAAATGGGGTCAGGTATATAGATTACCTGGCTGATTTTATGCATACAAATACTCAAAAAATAGAGTTTGGGGAAAATATGCTGGATTTTAGTAAGAATTTTGATACTACTGATGTTGTAACATGTGTGATACCTCTTGGTGCTAGGCTTGAAAACCCTAAAATTGAGGCTCTAGGAGAGAGGGTAACTATAGAGTCTGTAAATGGTGGGGTTGACTCAATAGTCAGCCAAGAGGCAGTCAAGCTGTATGGGAAAATCAGCAAAACAGTGGTATATGATGATGTAAAGATTCCATCTAATCTACTACAAAAAGGGACTGACTATCTAAAGGCTGCACAGTGGGAGAGGATGACATTAGAAGCGAAGGCTCTGGATCTACATTTTGTTGATGGTAGTTTTGAGCAGTTCAAGGTAGGGGAGTATGTAAGGGTTGTGTCTAAGCCGCATGGAATGGACGCAAATTTCCCACTCGTAAAGATGTCCATAAAGCTAGATAAAGTATCTGATAATACAGTCACACTAGGCATTAAAAAGAATCTATCTCTTAGTGCATCAACTATCGAAGCTAGTTCAGAAATAAAGAAACAACTTGAAATGGTGCCTAAGAGATATGATGTTATTAAGCTGGCTAAGGAAAATGCTACAAATATCATAAGTAAGGTAATGGGGGGTTTTGTAGTAAAGACTGAAAATGAGCTACTTGTCATGGATACTGATGATATTAAGACCGCTAAGAACGTTTGGAGATGGAATGTCAACGGTCTTGGATTTAGTAGGAATGGATATGATGGTCCATATGAGACAGCCATGACTATGGATGGCGCATTTGTAGCTGACATGATAACTACAGGTATACTCAAGGGTGGCAACGTTCATTTTAACCTAAATGAGGGAACATTTTTAATTGGGAAAAGTGAGTCAGACTATCTAATGAAATATGATGGGAATAAACTTCAGTTTGGAATTGGTTCTATGACAGGTGAAACTCTATCTAACGAACTAAAAGAAGAACTTAAAGGTGAAAGCTTCAAATATAACTTAATTTCCAACGGTGATTTTCATATAGACTTTACAAAGGACGAACCCGGTCATAATTCGAAAGTTTTGAATAGATGGCAGGCAAAGAGTCGCTCTGACGTCGAAAAGATATACATAAAGAAACCTATAGATAAAAACTGGACCTCTCTAGAAGTGAGTGGTACTGATAGAATTGAAATAAATCAATATCTGAATTTAAAGAAAAATACTAAGTACTATATAAAAGCAACAATAGCCTCAGAGAGAATGATGTTGTATTATCACGGTTCCAGCTACAACTCTATTGCTACCGTCAAAGACAACTACGAGCACTTCACAACTATAAACACATCTTTCACGACCGAGGATAGTGATACACACTATATTCAACTAGATTGTACGAAAAAAACGAGGGTTCGTGATGTGATAATATCTGAAGAACCAATTTCAAATGATACAGAGTGGTATCCGTCAAAATTTGATGGGATAGGACAAGACGGAAAGCCTGGTAGAGATGGTCGAGATGGGGAAAGAGGTGCACAGGGACCACCTGGTAGAGATGGGCGAGATGGTAGTATGGTCGACTTGCCACCGGCACTTAAAGATTGGAGCGGTAAAGCAACTGAAATATCAGGTAAGTACGTATTCACACCGGAGTTATTTGTCG